GTGGCGGCGGAGGCGGCGGAGGAAACTCACGTCCAACAGCAGGTAAATCACGGGCAAGGACACGGCAACCGATTAGGCCGACAGCGCCTCCTAAGCCTAAGCCAATTCAAAGAGACGTAACTAAAGCTGCGTCTGCAAAACGTGCAGAGGTTGGTGTAAAGTACACGCCTACAGGCGCAACAATAAAGACAACCACTTCTATGACCCCTGGCGGCATAAGCCCAGGTGCAGTTAGAGCTGCACTAGGTGCGGCTTCACCAGAAGCAGCCAAAGCTGACAGCAGACTAGCTAAGGCAGAAGGCGCACTGGCTGGCAGGACTGATATAACGACAGAAGGTCTTGGCGATTTATCGCGGCGCATAAACATAGGGCAGATGCCAGCAGGTCGCGTTACTGTTCCTGGCGTTGGTTCAGCGGCACTTAACGTGCTTAACGTCGCTGGGCAGAAGATGGCATCTACTCTTCTGGACAAATTAATCGCAGGCGAAAAAGCCGTTACAGATACGTCTGGCCGTATTATGGGGACTACTGATAAAGGTGGAACGTACACAGGTCGCCCAGACTTTAAACCTAGCCCTACAATTTTATCTACTGGGCGCGATGAGCCACGTCCAGATGTTACCCCTGCGGTAACACCAGAGGTAACGCCTGAAGTTGTGGCGGATGAGAGGCAGGCAGGGTTGACGGCACAAGAGTCACGGCGCAGGCGCACACGCAGGTTTGGTGGTGCTGGTACGTTTGAAGAAAAAGGCATTTTGATGGCAGGCGCAGGTAAGCGCCCAACAGTATAGGAGTTTCTCATGGGTTCACTTTTCCGCCCACCAGCAATGCCAGCCCCTCCCCCTCCTCCTGAGCCACCTGCGCAGGTTGACTATGAGAGGGCGGCGGCTTTGTCAGAAGAGGAAATGAAGAGAGAGCGCGGCAAGCGTAAGGGCAGGGCGTCCACTATTGTTGCGGGTCTAGCTGCTGATGACACGGCGTCGGGTGGCGGCACACCTACATTATTGGGGTAACTTATGGAAGATTTAGCCAAAAGCCTAATTAGTCGCGGTAACAGCATTGTTTCCCGCAGGGACAACTGGGATACACATTATCAAGAGCTTGCGGATTATATGCTGCCGCGCAAAGCCGATATCGTTAAGAAACGGTCACGCGGCGAAAAGCGTATGGAGCTTATCTATGATGGCACTGCGCTTCAGTCTGTAGACCTTTTGTCAGCCAGTTTGCACGGTATGCTCACCAGCGGGGCTACCCCTTGGTTTCACCTCGACATGAAAGATACCGATGTTGGGCGCGATGACGATGTGCAGGAATGGCTGCAAGACTCATCAATGCGCATGATTAGGGCTTTTAACCAGTCAAACTTTGAGACTGAAATCCATGAGATGTATGTAGACCTTGTTGTATTTGGCACAGGCTGCATGTTTGTAGAGATGGACGAGGGCCAGTTACGGTTCAGCACCCGTCACATCTCAGAGTTTTATCTGCAAGAGAACCAGTTTGGCTTGGTTGATACTGTCTTCCGCAAGTACAAGCAGCCAGCACGGCAGGCTGTGCAGCGTTTTGGCATTGAGAACGTAGGCGAGTTCATTCGCAAAACGCATGAGAAAAAGCCGGATGAAGAAGTGGAAATCATGCACGTTGTTATGCCCCGCGCTGACCGTGACACGACAAAGGTAGACAACAAGAACATGCCGTTTGCTTCGTACTACATCTGTATGAACAGCAGCATGATAATCTCAGAGAGTGGGTTCCAAGAGTTCCCGTACATTGTGCCGCGCTTCTTGAAGGCTACAGGCGAGATTATGGGGCGCTCTCCGGCAATGGTTGCCTTGCCTGACGTTAAGATGTTGAACCTGATGTCCAAGACAATCATTCAAGCGGCTCAGAAACAGATTGACCCGCCGCTGCTTGTGCCTGACGACGGGTTTATTATGCCTATCCGTACACAGCCTGGCGGTCTTAATTTCTTTAGGTCTGGTTCTAGGGACACGATTACGCCGCTAAACACAGGCGCTAACATTCCTATCGGCCTAAGCATGGAAGACCAGCGCAGACAAGCCATCCGTTCAGCGTTCTATGTTGACCAGCTTCTTGTTGGCGGTGCGCCTAACATGACGGCAACAGAGGTTGTCCAAAGGCAGGAAGAGCGTATGCGTGTTATTGGCCCTGTGCTTGGCAGGCTAATGAACGAGATGCTGCGTCCTTTGGTAGACCGTGTGTTTGCCTTGATGTTGCGTGAGGAGATGCTTGCTATCCCCCCTGAGATTTTGCAAGGCACGGACATTGATATTGAGTATGTATCGCCTCTGGCCCGTGCGCAAAAGTCCAGCAGCCTGAACAGCACTATGCAGGCTCTGGAAATCCTACTGCCTCTAGCACAGGCGTTGCCAGTAACTGACCACCTAGACCCTGATGGTTTGGTCCAGCATGTTACTGATTCTCTCGGTGTTCCTAAGACCACCCTGCGTTCTAGCCGTGAGGTTGCGCAGATGCGTCAGGAACGTGCAATGGCAGAACAAGAGGCCATGCAGCGACAGACCGAACAAGAGGATGTATATACAGCAGCGCAAGCAGCACAGGCAGTTAGGATGGTTGGGCAATGACGCCAGAAGTAGAAAAACTTAAACACATGTACAAAGAGACCTTCGCCACCGAAAATGGCAAGAAGGTTCTTGAAGACCTTGAGGCTCGCAGTAACTGGCGGGTGTCAAGCTATGTGGCTGGCGATGCCAATGCCACAGCTTTTGAGGAAGGCAAGAGGGCTGTCCTTTTGCATATTCATAGTATGATGAAAGAGGAGTAATTATGTCAGAAGAAGCTATCGAACAGGTAGCCCAGGCTGAAGCACCTATGTTGGAAACACCAGCAGAAGTTGCGTCAGGCGGGTCTGGTAACGATTTCTTGAATATGATACCAGAAGAACTGCGGGGGCATCCTAGCATTTCACCTATCAAAGATGTTGAGAACTTGGCGCGGTCATACGTTAATGCCCAGCGTCTTATTGGAGCAGACAAAATACCTATGCCTGCTAACCCTACGTCCGAAGACTTGGACAGGGTATACAGCAGACTGGGTACACCGGAGTCACCAGATAACTATGAGATTGCCGTTGATGGCAACGTAGTAACCGAGGAAGTTGCCAATAGTTACAAAGACATAGCGCACAAACTTCGCCTTACACCTGAGCAAGCAACAGGCGTTCTTGACTACTACAAGAGTGTCGTGGAGAACACAGGTGTTGCAAATATGCAACAGGTTGAGCAACAGCGTGAACAATCAGAAGCAGCGCTCCGGCAGGAATGGGGGCCAAACTATGACGGGATTGTGCAGAAAGCGGCAGCAACCGCGCAAGAATTTGGCAACCCTGAGATGTTTGACCTTGACCTTGCCGATGGCACAAAGCTGGGCAACAACCCTGAGTTTATAAAAGCATTTGCAAAAATTGCAGAATTTAGGCAAAGTGTGACCAGTGAAGATACCGTTTCGGACTCATCTCAGACTTCGTTTATGACGAAGGACAAAGCTCAGGCAGAGGCAGATGCCATTATGCAATCGCCTGAGTATACGGATAGACGAAACTATGCAGCCCGTCAAAAGGCTGTAGGACGCGTACAAGAGCTGATGAACTACATTCATGGATGATGTAGAGATACGGCTAGAGTGTTTAAGAGTTGCGTTAGAGTATGGCACACAACGCGACGTTTTAAATCCTGACCACCTCGCAGACAAATACTACGAGTGGGTCACGCAGGGTAGCGAGTCACATCGTCCTGTTGGCAGTCGGAAAGACGACAGCCCCACAAGGGCTAAAAAAGCTAGGGGTGTCCGTAAGGGTAGCACACCGCAATTAGTATAAATGTAACCGTGTGAAATAGGAGACATGTTATGTCATCACAAATCACCACGGCATTTGTTCAACAGTATTCTGCAAACGTGCAGATGCTCTCACAGCAGATGGGTTCTCGTCTGCGTGATGCGGTGCGCATTGAGAATGTTGTTGGAAAGAATGCCTTCATCGACCAGATTGGTGTAGCGACAGCGCAGCTTCGTACATCAAGAAACGCCGACACACCACAGATTGACACACCTCACGGAAGGCGTCGTCTGTCTCTGGCTGACTACGAGTATGCTGACCTTATCGACGACCAGGACAAGGTTCGTATGCTGATTGACCCTACTTCCTCATACGCTATGGCTGCTGCGGCTGCTATGGGCCGTGCGATGGATGACGTTGTTATTGCTGCTGCAACTGGTACAGCCTCCACTGGTGAGACTGGCTCAGGTTCAGCAACGCTGGATGCAACGGCAAACTCAGTAGGTTCTGCTTCGTCAAACGACGGTCTGACAATCGCAAAGCTCACAGAAGCCAAGCGTAAGATGGACCTGAATGATGTTGACCCATCTATCCCTCGTTACATTGCTGTTGGTCCAAAGCAAATCGAAGACTTGCTTGGTACAACTCAGGTGACTTCATCAGACTTCAACACCGTCAAGGCGTTGGTTTCTGGCGATGTGGATACCTTTATGGGCTTCCGCTTCATTATGACGAACCGTCTGGCTGTTGACAGCAACGACATCCGCAAATGCTTTGCATGGGCAGAGGATGGACTTACTCTCGGCATCGGCAAAGATATCAATGCTCGCATTGATGAACGTGCGGACAAAGGTTACGCAACACAGGTCTACTACTGCATGAGCGTTGGCGCTGTGCGGATGGAAGAGTCCAAGGTTGTGCAAATCTTCTGTGACGAAACCCCAGACTGATAGGAGCTAGAGATGACTACTAAAAATTCAGACTTGGTAGCAAATCTTGAGGCTTCCCCTCAAGTTGCTAATGACGCCCAAGAACTGCACGGTGTACTCCGTGTTGCTCAGGGCAACGTAGCTTTGGCTGCTGGTGATAGCACTGACGATGATATCGTTATGCTTGCGCCTATCCCAAGCAACGCAACTGTCACGTCACTGATGGTGGGTTCCGACGCTCTTGGCGGAAGCTGCACATACAACGTGGGCATCTACACAGATGCTGGCGCTGTTAAAGACGAAGACTTCTTTGCTACTTCTGTTGCCGACGGCGCAGCACTTGCAGAGCTTCGTTATGAGGCAGCTGACTTGAACACCACAGGTCAGAAGATGTACACAATGGCTGGCGACAGCACTGACCCAGGCGGGTTCTACTATATTGCGGCGACATTCAACGCAACTGGTGGCACGGCTGGTGATATGGCTTTCGTTATCCACTACGTTGTGAACTAATACTGAGGGGGCGGGAAACCGCCCCTTCTTCCCAAGGAGGCGTATGGAACAGAACAGCGACTTCCGCTGGGATTTGAAAGTCGGTCAGCTAAAAGAACAATGGCTGGGCGAACTTCTCGAAAACGTACCTATAGAGGTGAAACGT